CCTAAAATTTGTGTTTGAACACCAGCCGATGCCGCTGTCTTACAAACATCAGAATTATTTACTACAACTGATGGTGCGTTAGCTGTGGGTGGTGTGTTGTTGGTTACGACTGTTGATGATACTGTGTTTGTCTCTGCCATCGCAGAGTTCATCATTGAATTAAGAAAATAAATTAATATTGCGGCTATTATTGTTCCTATAATAAAAGGTTTCCACATTTATCATTATGGTTTAGTCGGCCATGTTACTGCGTTTACATCTTCAACAGTTGATAATCCCTCTGTAATATCTCTTAAATCTTTACGATATTTAGTCATATCATCTGACATAGAAACATCTGATAAAGCATAAAAATCTGTTTCAGCTAGCCTACTATTTCTATCCCGTCGTAAATTAGCCATAGCCCTGTCAAATGCACCATCGTTCCACGCTTTCTCCTCTGCGTCTCTTGCCGCCTCTTCCTCCGCAGTAAATTGAATTTTTTCTCCATTAACTAGTTTAAATCTTGGCATAATGTTCTCCTTTTATATTAATTTAATCCAAATAGCAATATCTGTCCACTATCTATATTTCCACTTCCAAATTTAAAATTCAAAGCTGTTATTGGATTTGTATTGTTAAAATATCCAGCCATATAAGTATCAATAGTAAATGAATCACTTTGATTATTGTTAAATCTTGATATGAAATGTTTTACAAAAGTAGTAGATGATGGGTTAAATAAATGTAAAAACCCTGATGCACTAGAATCGCTATCTGTACCGACATCATCATCATCTGTTAATCTTTGATAGCCTGAAGATTGAGCATTGTCGCTACTTGTCCTATAACCAACACCACTACCACCATCATTTTCAAAGTGATATGCTCTATATAATGTGGTAGTTTTTACTATGTCATAACTATGACTTGAACTGTCATCTGAACCATTAAATTGAAATCCACCCTGACTACTTGCTGATGGGTGCATATTTACAAAATAAAAAATATACTCTTTATAAGTGCTATCAATCCCTGATGTAAAACTTATACTTGATGATGATGATGCTGTTTGTGTTGCAATATGTGTAAGACTTCCAAGAGAAGTTATTGAACCAAATTGAGTTATATCTTTTACTGATCTATTATTTAGTTTAACTATTGACATTTAACTACCTTTTATTCCATAGAGTTTAATTGAACCAGAATCTATAGTGCCTGATGAAAATTTAAAATTTATCGCATTAATAGCATTCGTAGAATTAAAATATCCACCCGCATATTGATTGTTTGATCTATCGCTATGTGCAGATGAATTTACGTTTGTCAAAAAATGTTTTATAAATGTTGTACTACTTGGGTCAAAAATAATTAATTCTCCACTTATACTTTGGTCATTATCACTACCAATACTTCCAGCAAGTAATTGATAAGATGTTGATTGTGCCAAATCTCCACCACCTATATAAGACAAACCCTCTGATGACCCATTCTCCCCATGTGTTGCTCTAAAATGTGTAGATGTTATTGTTACTCCGTAAGATGAACCAGAGTTTGTACTGCCTTGAAATTGGAAAGAAATATCATTGTTTGATGGGTGGCAGTTTATAATCTTAAATAAATAAATGGGATATGTGTTATCAAAAACTACACTTGAACTACCATCAACAAAAGATATTGAAGAACTAGAACTTGCAGTTTGTTCTTTAATAAAAGTCATTTTACCTTGTGCTAATTGTCCAGTACTTGTTATAGCTGATATAGAATTGTTGTTATGTTTTACTAAAGCAAAAGTCATTAAGTTACTCCATACATTTTTATTATTCCTGAATCTATATTTCCTGAACTAAATGAGAATTGAACAGAATCAATAGCGGCGGTAACATTACAATATCCAGCTATATATGAATTTTCTGTAAAATCACTCTGTTCTGTTATATTTGTTGTTGCTATAAAATGTTTTATAAAAGTTGTAGAACTAGGATTAAATAAATGTAATGTTCCTGATATACAATGATCGCTGTCGTTTCCAACAGCAGTTGATAATCTTTGAACCCCTGTTCCTTGTGCTAAATCGCTACCACCAACATAACCAAGATTACTTGTACCACCAGCCTCATTATGATATGCACTAAAAAATGTTGTGGTTTTAGTTGCATCATAACTTGAACCACCATCTCTAAAATTTACTTGAAAATTCACATTGTCTGTCGCTGGGTGACAATTAATAATTTTAAAAATATATTCTTTATAAGTTGAATCTATTCCTGAAGTAAAACTAATTGTAGATGAAGATGATGCAGTTTGAGTAGATATTAAATTAAAACCCCCACCTGATATTGATGCTGGTAAAGCTGTAACTGCTGAAAGAGAATTGTTTTTAGCAAAGAGTAGAGCCATTTAAACTACTCCATATAGAATAAATGTGCCTGAAAATGTTCCTGTGTTTGGAATTATTTTAATATTATTATAAGTTGCCGATTGATCTAAAGAAAACCAAAAATTTTGCAGTGAAAGTTGATTTGATGTATTATGTTGAAAACCATTACATCTAAAAAATTTTGATTTAGCTCCTTGTGGGTTAAATAATGTTATTATACTATTTCCACTTTCATTTCCGCTAGTACCTAATCCCTCTCCACCTCCTAAAATACCTACTGAAGAAGTGCTACTACCAGCTGAAGATAAAAGAGTATTAGAACCATTTGTTTCATTAGAGTACATTCTAACATTTTTATAACCAGTTGTTACATAACTTCCACCATTATCAGCAGAAACTACTAATGATACATTTCCACCATCAGAAGAGTGTGTTACATCTATACAATGTAATTGATAAACTTTGTATGTGCTTGTTATATAAGTGCTTGTAAATATAACTGAACTTGCACTTGAGGCTGTCTGGCTTTGAAGTTTAACTAAACCACCACCATCAGCAAAAGTCATTGTACCTATTCCTGTTGTTCCTGAACCTGATACAGAATCTACTTTTAAAAATTTTCCAGCAGTTACATTACCAGATGGAAATTTTAGTGTGTACGATTGATTCGCTGAATGCGGTGGGCTTTGTAGCAAAATCCCATGTGTGTTCTGTTCACAATTCAGACTTATAGCACCAGCAGTTGTACCATCTCCTTTTATTTGTAATCCAGCCGCAGATGACGTTGTAACAAAATTTGTTTTAGCATTTGTTACTGTTGCGTCAGACGGAACTCCTAAGTCTAAAACCGAGCCAAGTAACATTATGAAGTCAATTACATCTCCTGTTGCTAGATTAGATGCAAAAGTTATTGTTGAACCTGATACTGTAAATGATGACCCTGGTTTCTGCAATATACCATTTAAAGATACTAGCATGTGATTTGCAGATTCTGGCACTACATTAGTTGATGATACTTGCATTGTGTAAGCCGCTTGTCCATTGACTACACTAATTGCATCACAAACTTGAAAATTTCCTACTGTGGGTTCTTTCCCGATATATGACATAAATTATTCTTCCTCTGGTGGTTTATATCCTGTTATAGTTGTTGCCTCATCTTCTGTTAATCCCATAGCAACAAATTTTGTAAAACTATTTTTTCTATTTAATTCTTCTTTTGCGTTTTCTTCTTTTTCTTTTTTTGTATCTTCTTGTGCTTGTTTTTGAATATTTAAAAACTCTGTTTCTTCTTCTTTTGTCATTTCTACAATTTCATTTCCGACCATTTTTTTCATAATTATACTTTTAATCCATACATTGTTACTGACCCATCTGTTATTGTTCCTGAATCAGGTAAAAATTTAACTCTATCAACTGCACCATTAGTATATTCAAAACAATGAGTAGATACTTGAATATTATTATTTCCAACACCACCACTATCTGTGTTATTTACACATGCTTGTGAAATAATCATGGCTCTTGATGTAGAATTTGAAAAATTATAACAAAAAACTGTTCCATTTTGCGAAGAGCCACTATCTCCTGAATCAGGCCCACCAGCAGTTAATCTCATAGTTGATGTTGTTTGATTAGGGTGGCTTACACTTGAAGTTCCTGTCGCTGAAATTCCTACTTCTGAATAATCACTACCACCTGATCTAAATGACCCACCTGTTCCTAACTGCATTCTTGTTCTTACATTATCATCTGACATTTCAAGTCCATCAATATGAAATACAAATGTTTTATATGTTGTTGAAAAATCTGCACCATTTGTGCCATTTATAAATTCAATACTTGATACTCCTGAACTTACATCTACTGTTGATAATTTTACAAAGTCCGATGCTATGCCTGTTAAACTTGCTCCGCTAATAGCTGGTAATGCACCAGATAGTTTGCTTGATGTCATTCCAACAATTTTAGCATCTGTAATTATTGAATCTGGTATATCAGAACTTGTTAATGGAACATTTGTAGGTGTTCTTCCAATAAAAGCCATTTATACTCCTATGTGATTTCTAATATTGACAATGTTGCATCAATCTTAGCCGCAACTGAACAATCTATTTTTAAAATATCGGTTGCTTGTAAAACATATTTACCACCTGATAAAACCTCTAATGAACTTCCAGATGGAATAGTTACACCATCAATTAATTTTACTGTTTCGTTTGTTTCTGTGTCTGATGTGTCTGAAACTAATTGAACATCTGCCGTTACAGCTGTTGTGTGAACATTACATAGAGTTAGCCCAATGACAATCGTTTGAGTCGAACTAGGGCAAGTGTATATGGTCAGAGGTGTCCCCGATGACGCTGGCATCGCCGCATTCGTTTTTACTTTAAATGTATTAGCCAATGTGTCCCCCTTATCCTAGTGCTATTGCTAAAGCCGCCGCCTGTGGGTCTGTTTCTGCAATAGTCCCCGTTACTGACATAGTGCTAGTAACAGCATTTGTTGATGTATTAATTTGGAATATTTCAACATCA